TGGGTATAAACAGTTTGTATGGTTTAGAACCCAAACACAAAAACTTGGCTTTCATAAATGGGGTTAATCATGGGTGGGGTTGTTAGAACTTTTAAAAAAGCTGCAAAACAAGCTACAAAAGGTTTAGGCGATATTATTGAAATAGGTATTGAAAAACCTGTTAAAAAGATCGGTAAAGAAAAATTTGATATTCTTACAGGCTCTACAGACGAAGAACGCAGAGCATTGCTTTATGGGGAATTCCCCGAACCTGAATATACACCAGAGGTAACGCCGGAAATTGTGCCTGATGATGAGACAATTTTGGGGAAAAGAAGACGTACAAAATATGCAAAAAAACTTGGTGGTGCTGGCACTATAATGGAAGAGTATGGTGTGGCCTATGCAAAGCCTATTGATAAAGCCCCAACAGGAGGTGTGTAATGTCATTTTTAAAACCTAAAATAAATATACCACCTCCTCCATCTCCTCCTCCTCCTCCGGCAGAAGCAGGTGAAGAAGATACTGAAAGAGCCGCTATGCTTGCGGAAGAAAATATGAAAAAGCAAAGAAAGAAAAAAGGCTCAAAATCAACTATTGTTGCTGGTGCATTAATGGACGATTCTGCGTCTGCAAATCAATCTGGCGGTAAACCGACTATTTTGGGGTAGGCTATGGAATCTTATATTAAAAGTCTTGTCGATAGGTACGAACATATTAAAACCCAGCGTGATAACTGGAATAGTCATTATCAGGAATTGGCTGACTATATGCTTCCAAGAAAAGCGGATGTTGTCAAAAGTCGCTCAAAAGGCGACAAACGCATGGAGCTTATTTTTGATGGCACAGCATTGCAGTCTGTTGATCTTTTGTCTTCTAGTTTGCATGGCATGTTGACTAGTGGCGCAACTCCTTGGTTTCACTTAGATCTTAAAGATGAAGAAATAGGCCGTGATGACGATGTTCGTGAGTGGCTACAAGACACTAGTCTACGTATGATGAGAGCTTTTAATCAATCAAATTTTGAAACAGAAGTACATGAAATGTATGTTGACCTTGTTGTATTTGGCACAGGTTGCATGTTTATTGAAATGGAAGACAATGATTTGCGTTTTAGTACGCGACACATATCCGAATTTTACGTTCAGGAAAACCAGTTTGGGATTGTTGATACTGTTTTTAGATCATATAAGTCGCCTGTCCGACAGGTAGCACAAAGGTTTGGGCTAGAAAACGTAACAGATTATATTTCTAAAAAATTTAAAGACACGCCAGATGAAGAAGTAGAAATACTGCATGTGGTTATACCAAGAGAAGAAAGAGATAAATCAAAAATTGACAATAAAAACATGCCTTATGCTTCAATATACATTGATATGCAGTCGTCTGTCATGTTGTCTGAAAGCGGTTTCCAAGAGTTTCCTTATATTGTCCCACGATTTTTGAAAGCGACTGGGGAAATAATGGGGCGTTCTCCTGCAATGGTTGCGTTGCCTGATGTCAAGATGCTGAACCTGATGTCTAAAACAATCATACAAGCTGCTCAAAAGCAAATAGATCCTCCATTGCTTGTCCCTGATGATGGGTTCCTTTTGCCCATTAGAACGCAGCCGGGGGGATTAAACTTTTTTAGAAGCGGAACAAGAGATACAATTACACCACTAAACACAGGCGCAAACATTCCTATTGGTTTAAACATGGAGGATCAGCGTAGAACTGCTATTAGGTCTGCTTTTTTTATTGACCAGTTACTTACAGGCGGTACGCCTAACATGACTGCTACAGAAATCATACAGCGTCAAGAAGAGCGTATGAGAGTTATTGGGCCTGTGCTTGGTAGATTAATGAATGAAATGCTGAGACCTTTAATTGATCGTGTTTTTTCTTTGATGTTAAGGGCTGATATGATTCAACAAGCACCAGAAATGTTACAAGGTCGTAACGTAGACATAGAGTATGTGTCCCCACTAGCTAGAGCACAAAAATCAAGTAGCCTTAATAGCACCATGAAAGCGTTAGAAATACTAATGCCGCTTGCTCAAATGCTTCCTGTTGGAGATCACATAGATCCAGATGGGTTAGTTAAGCACGTTACTGAATCGCTTGGTGTTCCTAAAACTACATTAAGATCATCAGCGGAAATCCAAGAAACTAGACAAGCTAGGGCAGAAGCAGAACAAAAACAAATGCAAGCTATGGAAGACGCACAAGATGTGCAAAACGTAGCACAAATAGCACAAGCAAGTAGAATGATAAGCAAGTGAACAAAGAAATAGAAAAGTTAAAAGACCTTTACAAACAAACGTTTAACACGGATAGCGGTAGTAAAGTCTTAACTGATTTAGAGTCTAGGTGTAATTTTAGAACGCCTAGTTATGTTGCAGGCGATGCTAATGCAACAGCTTATGAAGAGGGCAAAAGAGCAGTCATTCTTCACATTTGTAACATGATGAGAGAGGAGTCATAATGTCATTAGAAAACACCGAACAGGTAGCCCAGCCAGAGGCAACCCCTGCGCCAGCGATTGAAACGCCAGCAGAGGTAGCGTCAGGTGGGTCTGGTAACGAGTTTTTGAACATGATACCAGAGGACTTGCGAGAGCATCCAAGTCTATCGCCTATAAAAGATGTGCCAAACTTGGCTAGGTCATACGTTAACAGCCAGAAGCTAATAGGCGCTGACAAGTTGCCACTGCCAGCTAACCCAACAGAAGAAGATATGGGAAAGATTTGGGATAGACTTGGAAGGCCAGAGGCAGCGTCAGGCTATGAGATAGTTGTTGATGGAACCGTAGTTACTGAGGAAGTTGCCAAATCATTTAGTGAGGTGGCGTATGAACTGGGTTTAAATAAAACACAAACCTCAAAACTAATGGATTTTTACAAATCTTCTGCTGAAGACACGATAAAGGAAGACATTGAAAAGCGTAATCAAAACCAGATTGATTCTGTTAATGCGCTAAAAGCGGAGTGGGGAACCAGCTTTGAAAAAAAGGTTGGACAAGCAAAAGCTATCGCAGATGAGTTTTCTGACACCGAAGCAATTACGAAGATTGTTCTTCAAGATGGGACAAACTTGGGTGATCATCCTGAGTTTATTAAGACGTTTGCAAAATTTGCCGAGTTCAGGCAATCTGTAACCAGCGAAGATACTGTTAAAGAAGGCGCACAAGTTAATCATATGACAAAGCAGTCAGCGCAAAAAGAGATAGACGAAATTATGCGAGGAGCAGATTATACCAGCAAAGACGCTATTGTGCGGCAAAGGGCTATTGATAGAGTGCAGCACTTAATGGGGATCGTGCATGGTTGACGCTTTGACAACAAAAGAAATAAGGCTTGAATGTTTGCGACTAGCTGTTGAAAATGGCACAAGTCGTGGTATTATGGAGCCACACCTACTTGCAGATAAATACTACGAGTGGGTAATGCAGGGTAGCGGGGAAACTCGTCTTGCTGACAATCGGAAAGACGAAAGCCATATGAAGGCTAAAAATTCTAGGAGTGTCCGAGCTGTCGGGTAGCAGTCTGCAAATCAAATGTCATTAGGTAAAAGGAGACAGAGATGTCTATTGAAGTAACCACGGCATTTGTCCAGCAATACTCTGCCAACGTGCAGATGCTATCACAGCAAAAAGGTTCTCTTTTAAGGGATGCTGTGCGTGTAGAAAGTATTACTGGCAAAAATGCCTTTTTTGACCAAGTAGGGGTAGCGACAGCACAAAAACGCACTTCGCGTCATTCTGACACTCCCCAAATTGACACACCCCAAGCTAGACGCAGGGTGAGTCTTGTGGACTATGAATACGCTGATTTGATAGATCAGCAGGATAAGGTAAGACTCTTGATCGATCCAACGTCTGCCTATGCTCAAGCTAGTGCTTTTGCTATGGGTAGGGCAATGGATGATGAGCTTATTACTGCGGCTTTGGGTACTGCATATACTGGAGAAACAGGTAGCACAGCTACTACGCTTCCTGCTGGTCAGCAAATTGCTCACGGTAGTGCAGATCTTTCTGTTGCAAAACTAAGGACTGCCAAAAAGACCTTAGACCTTGCATCAGTTGATCCGTCAATACCAAGGTACGTTGCTGTTGGCCCAGACCAAATTGAAGCATTGTTAGGTGACACAAGCGTTACTAGCAGTGACTTTAACACGGTCAAAGCCTTAGTACAGGGTGAGGTTAATCAATTTATGGGATTTACCTTTATTGTATCAAACCGTTTGTCAAAATCTGGAAACATCCGTTCATGTATTGCATGGGCAGAGGATGGTCTTGCTTTGGCGATTGGTAAAGATGTAATGGCAAGAATAGATGAGCGTTCTGACAAAGGTTACGCAACGCAAGTCTACTATTGCATGAGCATCGGTGCTACTCGCATGGAAGAAGAAAAAGTTGTCCAGATTGACTGTGACGAATCAGCTTAAAGGAGTGGCAAGTTATGACTACGAAAAATTCAGATCTTGTAGCTAATTTTGAAGCTGCTCCTCAAGTTGCCAACGACAGCCAAGAGCTACACGGTGTTTTGCGTGTTGCTCAAGGCACAATCGCATTAGCGGCAGGGGATAGCACTGACGATGATATTGTTATGCTTGCCCCAATACCAAGTAATGCGTCTATCACAGCCATTCAGGTTGCGGCAGATGGATTAGGCGGTAGCTGCACATTTAATGTTGGCATCTATCAAACAGATGGAACTGTCGTAGACGAAGACTTTTATGCAACGTCAGTTGCAGATGGCACTACAGCGGTTGCAGATGTGCGAACAGAAGCAGCAGACATCAACACGATTGGTGCGAAACTGTATACAAATGCAGGAGCGTCAACTGATCCGGGTGGGTATTATTACATAGCCGCTACATTCAATGCCACAGGTGGCACTGGTGGCGATATGTCGTTTATTATTCACTATGTTGTAAACTAAAAAGATTGAGGGGGCGGTTTAAGCTGCCTCCTCTTTTATGGTAGGGGAGTTAAATCCGGGCAGGCACTCCCCCACCACCATTCAGGAGTTTGCTATGGCATCAGTGGTTGATCTGTGTAACAGAGCGTTAGATTTGTTGGGTGCTGCTAACATTACATCTTTAACAGAAAACTCAAAAGAGGCTAGACTTTGTAATGGCAACTTTGACGATGTTAGGGATGCTGTTTTACGTTCTCATCCTTGGAACGTAGCTGTAACAAGAAAAAATTTAGCGCAAGATACAACTGCGCCTGACTTTGGTTTTACCTATCAATTTACTTTGCCATCAGACCCTTTTTGTTTGCGTGTGCTTTCTTTTTGGAACAGCAATGTAAACAATGAGCAAGCTGCATACGATAGTAATGTAATGTTTAAAATAGAAGGTAGAAAAATCTTATCTAACGAGGGAACTTGTAATATTATTTACATTGGGCGTTTAGAAGATACAGAGCAATACGATTCACTTCTTAACAAAGCTATATCAGCAAGGCTAGCGTCTGAAATAGCGTATGGCATTACAGGCAGTAATAGTGTATCGCAAGCTATGTTTGGCGTTTATGAATCGCGTTTAAAGGAAGCAAAGGGTGTTGACAGTATGGAAGGCTACCCTGAACAACCACAGGCAGACGATTTTACTAATATAAGGCTGTAACATGGCTCGTGTTTCGACTATTATTACCAACTTCCGAGCTGGTGAAATATCGCCAAAACTTGAAGGCCGTACTGATTTACAAAAATACAACGAAGCAGCGCAAACCGTAAACAATATGGTTGGCTTTCCTTCTGGCGGTGTTACCAGAAGGCCGGGTTCATACTTTGCTGGTCGTTCTAAAGACGGTGGTAAAGTAAGGCTTGTTAATTTTGAATACAGTGATGAACAGGCATACGTTCTTGAATTTGGCGCATTGTATATACGTTTTTATAAAGATGGTGGTTTGCTCACTGAAGCGACAAAAGCGATTACGGCAATTACAGCAGCAAATCCAGCGGTAGTTACCTCTAACTCACATGGGTACAACAACGGTGATAGGGTGTTTATTAGCGGCGTTGTTGGAATGACGCAGGTAAACAATCTTGAATTTACTGTGGCTAACAAAACAACAAACACATTTCAGTTATCCGGCATCAATAGCAGCGCATTTACTGCATATTCAAGTGGCGGCACAGTTGGCAAAATAGTTGAGGTAACAACCACATACACAGTTACAGACATATTTGAAATCAATCATGCTCAATCTGCTGATGTTTTGTATTTAGCGCACAAAGACCATGAGCCAGCAAAATTAACTAGAGCAACATCTACCAGCTTTACTTTGACCGACATAGATTTTACAGATGGGCCTTATCTTGATGAAAACATAACAACAACTACATTATATTCATCTGCAAATACTGGAAGCGTAACAATTACAGCTTCAGCTAGCTTGTTTGCTGCAACAGATGTTGGCAGACTAATACGATTTAGAGAAGTTATAGAGGTTGTGCATGATGCTTGGGCAGCAAGCACTGGGTACGCTCAAAATGCTTTAGTAAGACACGGAAACAATGTCTACAAAAAAACAGACAGCGGCACAGAAACGAGTGGTACTACGCCGCCAGTGCATCTATCTGGAACAGAAACATATGGCAGCCTTGAATGGCAGTTTCAGCATAGTGGTTTTGGGTACGTTAAAATAACAGGCTACACAAGCGCAACAGAAGTAACGGCTACATTTAAAAATGCAGAAGGATTTTTGCCCGATAGTGTTGTCAGCAGCAGTAACACAACAACTAAATGGTCGTTAGGGGCGTTTGGCGGCGATCAGGGCTTCCCTAAAGCTGTTGGCCTTTATGAGCAACGTTTGTATTTTGCTGGCACTACAGGCCAACCACAGTCCATATTTGGCTCGGTATCGGCTGATTTTGAAAACATGACACCCGGAACTTTGGATGACTCAGCAGTAAACTTTACTATAGCATCTGACAAAGTGAATGTTATTAGACATTTGCTTCCAGCCAGATTTTTACAAGTTTTGACAACTAGCGCAGAATTTACCTTGTCAGGTGGCACAGGTGCTACGCCAGTTACACCAACAAACGTAAACGTTTTGAGAGAAACCACTTTTGGTTGTTCGCAGGTTCGTCCTGTAAGGGCTGGTAATAGTACAATTTTAATACAAAAAGGTCAGGAAAAAGTTAAAGAAATTACTTTTGATTTAGATACTGATGGGTTGCTTGGCATCGACTTAACAATACTGGCTGACCATATACCTCGCGGCGGTCTTACAGACATGGTATGGCAACAAGAACCAGAGTTAATCTTGTGGTTTGTTCACAGTGATGGGCGTTTAGTTGGTTTAACTTATGATAGGGCTAATGCTGCTATTGGTTGGCACGATCATGTCATTGGCGGCACAAGCGCACATGCAACCATTACTGTCAGTGACTACGCAAACATAGCTGCTGGAACTACTCTTGTTTTTACAAAAAGTGATGGGACAACTGTTACTTTTACATCTGAAGCAAGTAGTGGGTCAGCACCTTCATCAAGCCTTGGATTTAGGCCATATACAAATAACAACACAACGGCAGATAATATTTATACAGCAATCAACGCACATGATGATTTTACAGTGGAAAATCCAGCGGCGGCAGTGGTGACTATAAAAGAATCATCACCTACTGCTGGCGGTTTGTTATCAATAAAGAGTTCTGACACAACCAGACTTACAACAACAAATCAGGCGGCTTCTATTGTAGAAAGCGTAACAGCTATACCAAGTGGAGCAGAAGATCAGGTTTATTTGTCTGTTAAAAGAGAAATTGACGGCAGCACAGTCAGACACATAGAATTTTTAAAAACAATAGAATTTGGAAACGATGTAACAGATGCTTTTTATTTAGATAGTGGTCTGACATATGACAGCACTGCAACGACAACGATTAATAGTCTTAATCATTTAGAAGGCGAAATAATTTCTATATTGGCTGATGGATCAACGCACCCTGATAAAACGGTTACAAATGGTTCTGTTACGTTGGATAGGTCTGCCTCAAAAGTGCATATTGGTTTTGGATATAGGTCTACATTAGAAACATTAAGGCTTGAAGCTGGCGCAGAAGACGGTATAGCACAAGGTAAAATAAAGCGCATACATGGTGTTACTGTGCGGTTTTTTAATACAGTAGGGGCAGAAATAGGGCCGGACACTTCTAACTTAGACAGATTGCCTTTTAGAGATAGCAGTATGGCAATGGATGAGGCGGTTCCTTTATTTAACGGAGATAAGGAAATTAGTTTCCCATCTGGATATGATAATGATGCAAAGGTTGTAGTAAGACAATCTCAACCGCTTCCTATGACAGTTTTAGCAATTATGAGAAGGTCGAATACATTTGATGCTTAATGTGGTAAAATTTAAAGCAGATCATGTTTTTAAAATTGAAACAAACTTTGATTTGCCAAAATCTTTTAAAGATGCGTTTCAAAAAGATGGTCAGGTTGATGCGTTTACAGTTATGCAAGGCGAAACAGTGGTAGCGATTGGCGGTATTCATGTGTTGTGGGAAGGCGTTGGAGAAGGCTTCTGTATGCTGTCCAAACACGCTGGCAGATGGCAAACGTCAGTTGCACGATATGCAAAAACGATGTTTGACGGTATAGTAGCAAACAATGACTTGCACAGAGTACAGGCAAGTATCAATGAATTAGACCCAGAGGCCATCAGATTTGCTAGATGGTTGGGTTTCAAAGACGAAGGCATGATGCCCAAGTATGGGCCAGATGGCTCAAACTATTATAGGATGTCAATGGTGTTGTAATGATTGGCGCATTTTTAGGATACAAGGGTAATCAGGCAGCGGCAAAGGCCGCACAAGGCGTTGCTGAGTTCAATGCAAAAACGGCTGAGAATGAGGCAAAGGTATCACAAACTAAAAAGACTGCTGAAGATGCTAACCTCAGAAAAACGGCTGAACGCACTATTGCCACCCAGCGCGTAGCTACAGTCGCATCAGGCATTGAAATGTCTGGCAGTGCGCTTGAAGCTTTGAAAGACTCATACATGAATACACAGATGGATGCTTTGAATTTAGCATACGCTTCAGACATTGAGCAGACCGCAAAGGCTAGTGAGGCTGCGCTTGCAAGAGCAGAGGGAAGAGCAAAAGCAACAGCTTACAAAACAGCTTCATATCAATCTTTACTAGAAGGCGCAGAAAAAGCAGCAAGTTACGGTATGAGTTAATAAAATGGTACAAATTAAAAAATATGAACAACAGGTAGGAGTAGCCGCTGGTGGTCTTGGGCCAAGGGCCAGCGGTGCATTTGAGGCACCCGGAAAAGCACTAGCTGGGTTTGGTGCAAAGGTCGATCAGGTAACCTTTGACTTTTTGCAAAATCAAAAAAACGCCGAAACTCGCCGTGAAAAAGATGAATACTTTACTAGCACAAGCCAAGAGGCTGATGACTATGTAAGAAATGACAAAAGCACTGATACAGAGACTTTCCAAGCAAATTTCAAAAGAGATATTGTAGACAAAAAAATTGATCAGATAGACGCTAGAACAGATCTGTCTAAAGGCCAAAAGGATGAAATTAAAAGATCACTTTCATCAACTTTTCTTTCGTTTCAGTTTAAGGGTGAAAACGAAGCGTTTAGAAAAGGCAGAGCCATACAAACAGATGCTTCAAAGGCCAAGATAACTGAGATGATAAGCCAAGCGTCTAACGTGCCAGAGACGCACCCTGACAGAAGGCGTTTAGAAGCAGAGATAGATCTTGAATTAAGAAACAATCTTATTGACGGCATCAGAACTGGATATGACAGCGCATCTATCGCGCAAGGTTTTGAAGCCATTGACTACGAAAAGAAGATTATGGCTGCTGCTAATCCTGCTGAGTTAGACCAGATTGAAGCAGATTTGCCAAACTCAAGATTGCAATTCACCACTAAGCAACAAATTAAAAAGAATATCAAAGGAAGAAAAAAAGAATTACGAGTTCTTGTGTATGATGCCAGTGTTGGCGGCTTGGCTTCTTTAGAGGTAAATCCCGGCGATCAAGACCAATTAATACAAAAAGTGAGAGATGGAGAACTAATTGAAGGTGTTAATAGAAAAGGTGAAAGAGTTACTGTTGACACATCTTCACTGAAAAAGACAGAACGCGAACAGCTTATATCTGCCTATGTAAACCCAAAATTCAAAGACATGGCAGACCTTAAAACGCAAAACACGATGGATGATATCAATGACTCAGAAGATCGTTTTGCTGCTTCACAAGCTGCGTTTACGCCAGAATATCAAGAGGCAAACAGCATAAGCAATGAAGAGGCTGAAAAAGCTATTCTGCAATCTGTAGACTCATCTGTTGATGACACCGCAAGAAAGATAGACAGCGGTAAATTTAACCCAGCAGATATGATGGCGGCATTAGCTGAAAACAGAAAAATGTTGGAGAGCGACATTAGCCCTTACGGAGCATTGTCTGGAAGAGAGGGTGTGGTTGGCAACGATGCGTCAACATTGCTTGATAAGATTGTTAAGTACGAAAACGAAATCAAAAAACAGGTAAATGAAGCGGCTCAACTTGGAACATTGTCTGATGGCTTTAGAGCCAAAGTTTTGCCAAGGATGGATCAGAGTGGAGTTAGCGAACCAAAAATGCAAGCAGCCATAAAAGCTGGCTTGACAAATCCGCAAACAGGTAATCCATATCCTATGGGTCATCAACTTGATTTACTTGAAGCCAACAATGCTACATACAAGATGTTTAAACAGTCATTAGGCCAAGGCTCTGCCATTGGTTTGGCTGGTGGGTTCAAGACAAAAGATATAAACGTACCAGATCAAGTAAAGGGTGACGCAACCGAGCAGACTGAGGGGTTTGATATTGTTGCAAAGAACTTTCAATTATATCAAGCAATGAAGAGATACCCAAGAGTTCTGACTAATCACACGACAGAAGATGACAGGGCATTTTATGATGCTGTCAACGACAGACTAGGCTACGAAAGTTTGGAAACAGCGATCAATAATGTTGCTGCTGCTAAAAGAATGAAAATTGATGTAAAGCCGAAAATGAAGCAAGTATCTGAAAAGGTAGACCAAATTGAGGGTTCTGCTTCAGACGCATCTTGGTTCACAGGTTTGTTTACAGACAAGCCAACAAAGGTGATGAATGGCGCGTATGTAACGGCTGAATTGAAAAAACGCACGGAACAAAGAATTGCTTTAGGTTCAACGCCAACAGATGCTTTGACATCAGCAGTTGAGGACATGAAAAGAACCCATGCCTTTGTTCATGGACTGTTTGTCAAAATGGATCAAAGTATGCCAGCAGATTTTGGTGCGGTGGCAGACATGGCTGTAAATGATGCTTTGAAAAACCATCCTTATCTGAAAGACGAAGGCATCGAAAAAGATGAATTGAGCATCATTCAATATGGAGATCCAAAAACATTTGCTTTGGTGTCCAACGGTGCGCAGCCTGTAGAAGATAAAAATGCGCGTGTGATACTTTACACTTCAGAACAGTTAAATACGCTGATGGATGCTGATGCCACAATGAAAAGTCAACAAATAATAGCAAATCAAAATCAAGCAATGCAAAACAGGCAGAACGCGATGCTTGGCTATGAGGGCTTTGCCACACCAGATGATATGCAGTTGATACAAGATGGCAAAGGTATCAATGATGGTTTGACCTTAAATCAATGGTTGGATGCGGCATTGCAAACAACGGCAAATGATTTTGATGAAGTGCCAGATATTGTTCAGCAAAGCAGCATGTTTAGGATGCAATCAGAAGAAGCGCGTATGTTTGGCGGTGGTACTAGATAATGGCTGAAGAAGCGCAACAAGAAGATTTCAACATACTTGGTGAGCGTCAAAGCGACTTTCAAAAGCCGCCTACCATGCGTTTAGACCCTGCGCCTATACAACCAGCTAGAACGCCTTTTCAGCCCATTCCAAGAGAACAAACTCGCGCTGCTGAAATAGAAGCGTTGTATGAACCACAAGTTACCTTTGGCGAGGCAGCTAGTGCTGCTTTCAAAGAAGATAACATGATGTCTTACATATTTAATGACATGCCGGATTACGAGCCTGACTATAATTTTAGGCTAGATGAAGAACAGTTTGAAACGCTAACTAAGGACATCCCGCCTGAGTTTCACGATTTTGTTGAAGACTCTGTTAGTCTAAAACATGCAGAGGCTTTGCGTGAGCGTGTGCTTCAATCAGTAGAACATGAGAAAACCTTGGCTCAATACGGATGGTCAGGCGTTGGCTTGCGCGTTATGGCATCAATACTTGATCCAGCGGCTATAGGAGCCACCGTTCTAACAGAAGGCTATGCAGCCCCTCTGATATGGGGGAACAAAGCCACAAGGCTTGCTAGGGCTGTTAGAGGCGCGGCAGGGGGTGCTGTAACAAACTCAGCTATTGAAGCGTATTTAGTATCTCAGAACGATGTAAAAGACCCGTATGACATACTTTATGGGTTTACTGGCGGCTTGATATTGGGTGGTGGTATTGGCTTTGCTTTGGGAAAAAGCAGCGATGAGTTGTTTCACAAAGCTTTAGTCAAGATGGACAAAGATACAAAAGCTGCACAAGAAGCTGATGTTCTGCAATCTCTTCAAAACAAGTTTGGTGGCGGCGGCGCGGCTGGTGATCAGACAGCTATACCAAGCATAGCATTTAGTCACGCTGACACAGGCGTTGGAGCCGCTATAAATCCCATGTCGGCGCCTATACAAATACCAGATTTGCGCGTTGACCTTGAGGATCTAATTGATGAGGTTGGTGAGGTTCCATACGCAACGTGGGGTAAGGTGCGGTTTGATATGACAGGCGCACTCAAATCTTCTCCATTTTCATTAGTTCGTAAAATGGGAAGTATACTTGGTGAGGATTCAGTTGGTTTCAACCGGGGTGGTGAGGTTATGGAAGACACCGCCGACTTGTTGAAAACAAACGGAATGAAAGCGGCACTGGCAAAGTATTATCAGATATACGATACAGCATATAAGGATTGGGCGAAGTCTCAAGGAATTGGATATTTTCGCTCAACATGGGGTAGTTCTCGCACTCAATTTGGCGAATTAGTAGCAGACGCTATAGAAAGCCCCAATGCTTTACACCACCCAGATGTTGTAAAAGCTGCACAACGTCAAGCTGAATTGTTTAGAGATACCTTACGTCAAGCAAAAGAAGCTGGAGTAAAAGGCTTTGATGACATACCCGAAGACTTAACTTATTTCACGCATTTATGGGATCCATACAAATTCAGAGTACAGACCACAAAATCTGGTGTGGGTACTTTAGAAGTTCAAAGACTAATGAAAACAGCTTTGTTGCGGGGAACGCCTGATATGGATGAGGCGTTGGCAGATAAACTCGCCGGGAACATGATTACAAAACTTGGCAAAGCACATGCTGGGATGGAAAGCGGTCTTTCCAGAGTTTTCACCACAACAGACAAAGACACTTTGCGAGACATACTTGTTGAAGAGGAAATACTGTCTCTTGAAGATGCCAATAGTTTAATTGCTCTGTTTGACAAGCCAAGAGAAGGTTTGCCATCAAGAGCCAAACGCCGCATGAAGATTGATATTAACGCTGAAATAAGTCTTCAAGATGGAAGTATTTTGCGCGTTAAAGATTTGATGAGCCGGGACGCTGAACAGGTGTTTAGTTCTTATCAAAGTCAAATGCAGGGTCGTATTGCCTTGGCTAAGAAAGGCATAGCATCAGACACAGACTACAACAGAATGATAGACCGCATACGCGCACAAGCGGCTGCTGAAGGTGATGTAAACGCATCTAGCAAACTTGTGTCTGATATAGAAAATATGGATGTTTTATACAATCTAATACTTGGCAGATCTTCACCGCTTGTTGGAAAGCCAGATGGAACAGCGGCTAGGCTTGCAAGGGTTGTAGGTGATTACAACTTTGTTAGGCTTATGAACCAAGTTGGATTTGCACAAATTGCTGAATTAGGCAACGCATTGTCTATAGGTGGTTTCCGTGGTCTTTTGCAAGCCATGCCAGAAATGCGAATGATGCTAAAGCGCGGCAGAGATGGACAGATAGAAGACGCTGTTGCAAGAGATTTAGAGGCTTTTGCTGGAATTGGGTCAGATCGTTTAATCCACCAAAGTATGAACAAGTATGACCCACAAGATTTGTTGCTTACAGGAAGGGGCGATTTTATTGATACAGCGACAGCAGCAATACAGCCAGTCAAACGCTTTGTTGCAGATATATCAGGCATGGCACCAGTTACACTAGCATTAGAACGTGCGGCTGGTCGTATGGCTGTACAAACAATCGTGGACATGGCGTTTACTGCAAGAAGATTGTCTGCCAAACGGCTTGCTGGTTTGGGATTGAATGACGAAATGACAGAGCGTGTCTTGCAACAAATAAGACAAAATGCTGTAACAAACCCATCTGCGCTATTTAGAAACAGAAAAGTCAGAGCAATCAATTTAGAAGCTTGGGATGATGTGCAAGCAAGAGATGCTTTTATTGTTGCTGTATCACGATGGACAAGACAATCAATCCAACAGAATGATATCGGCAATCTGAACAAATACATGACAACAACAATGGGTAAAATGCTTACTCAGTTCCGCACATTTATGCTTGTGTCGTGGTCAAAGCAGTTTTTGCGTAACATCAAGGCTAATGATTTTAGAGCTTATTCAGCCATGATGACATCTATGTTTTTTGCAGGAACATCCTACATAGGGCAAACATCTTTAAATGCACAGTTCAGAGAAGATAAAGAAGAATATCTAGATGAAAGACTTAGTGTCGTTGAGATTGGCAAGGCTTCTTTCCAGCGCAGTTCATGGGCGTCACTTTTCCCAGCAATGATAGATACTGGCGCGGCTTTTGTAACTGAAGACCCTGTGTTTGCTTATGGAAGAACAACAGGTCTGGCAACAAATGTATTTACTGGTATACCCGCAGTAGATTTGAGTCAGAAGGCGTTTAACGTAGTTACAGGTGCAAGTAGGGCTTTAATTAATCCAGATTATCAATGGTCGCGCAGTCAGCAACGTGCTTTAAATTCTATTGCCCCTCTGCAAAACGCTATTGGTATTAAGAATGTTATGAACAAATTAGTTGAGATGCAGCCTAAATATGACACATACGACTAATATGTTAGAGGCTTTCACAAAGTATGTTTATCTGATAATATGCAGAACTGTTGGAGATTAAAAAATGACAGTTAGTAGCGCAACAACTAGAAACAGTTACAGTGGCAACGGCAGCACTTCTGCTTTTGCCTATGGTTTTAAAATATTTGATGATGATGACATTACGGTTATTATTCGTACCGATTCATCAGGGGCAGAGGCCACTAAAACCAAAACTACGCACTACACTGTTTCAGGAGTAGGGAGTTCTAGCGGTGGTAATGTTACTTTTACATCAGGCAACATACCAGCTAGCGGTGAAACTGTAGTTTTATTACGCAACACAGCACGAACACAGCTTACAGATTATGTGGCGAATGATCCATTTCCGGCGGCGACACATGAGGACGCTTTAGACAAATTGACTTTTATTGTTCAAGAGCTTGAGGAAGAGCTTGGTAGGTCTTTAAAAGTTTCACAAACTAACGTTATTGCGACATCTGAATTTACTGCTGACGCTACGGCTAGAGCTAACAAGATACTTGGGTTTGATGCAGATGGCGATTTAATTGTAACTGAAGGAAAAATTGATACTGTATCTTCAAGCGTTTCAAGCGTTTCCGCTGGTGGAACGCCTACTGCATCAGCGACATACACAGCATCTACAGGCGCATTAGCGTTGGCATTTGGGCTGGTTACTGGTAACACAGGGGCTACCGGATCGACAGGTGCTAGAGGGTCGGATGCTGGTTTAGACATGACATGGAGTAATGCTACTTCAGACGCAGATCCGGGTGCAGGTAAACTTGCTTTTAATCACGGAACTGTGTCAAGTGTTTCAATTCTATATATTGATGATGCAGATGACCATTCAGTTGATATTTCAGGATTTGTGCAAAGTTGGGATGATATTTCAAATTCCACAGCAAGAGGTATTGTTCTTATAACTAAAGAAGGCACACCTTCAACATATGCTTTGTTTAAAGTTTCTGGCGCGGTTACTGATGCTTCTGGTTATACGAAGGTTCCTGTTACACACGTTGTATCTAATGGTTCATTTTCCAATACTGACGGTATTACAGTTCAGTTTAGTTATTCAGGCGCAGATGCCGCAAGCACTGACTTGTCTGTTGATTCTTCACCGCAGTTAGGTGGTGATCTTGATGTTGTGACTTACGACATTGTTAGCACTTCCAATAGGAATATTGATATTGTTCCAAATGGCACAGGCGATGTAACGCTGCAAGCTGACACTGTTCAGGTTGGTGATAGCGGCGCAAATGCTACCATTACAACAAATGGTACTGGTGATCTTATATTAAATACAAATGGTGGTACAAATTCAGGTACTATAACTATCCTTGATGGAGCTAATGGCAACATTAGTCTTACACCTAATGGGTCAGGTAATATTGTACTCGGCAATTTTACTTTAAATGCGGATCAGTCTGTAGGTTCAGGGCAGGATAATTATGTTCTGACTTATGACCATTCAAGTACTTCATTAGGTCTTGAGGCTGCTGCTGCATCTGGCGGCGCTACTGGTGGTAGCAGCGATGAAATATTCTGGGAAAATGGGCAGAGTGTAACTGCTGATTACACTATAACGAATGGAAAAAATGCAATGTCGGCTGGCCCGATAACTATAAATAGTTCTGTAACGGTTACTGTTGGTTCTGGCGAAACATGGACGGTGGTTTGATATGAGTTTACTTAAAGTTGATACAGTTCAGAACCTAGCTGGCTCTGGGCTTGGCGCACCCGAAAGAAATGCCATTATAAATGGTCAGGGTGCAATTGCACAAAGAGCAACCTCGTTTACATCAGGGACTAATGACGATGGAGATTACACTCTTGATCGCTGGAAACTGTTATCTGACGGTAACGATATCGTTGATGTCACTCAGGAAACTACCACTGTCCCGACCAATAAACAGTTTGCAATTGCTTTGGATGTTGAGACTACTAATAAAAAATTTGGTATTACTCAATGTATTGAAAAAAAGAATTGTGCTGAGTTAATTGGTCAGACAGTCACACTGTCGTTTCAAGCTAAAGTTTCATCCACTACGAAACTTGACAATGTAAAGGCTGCTATTATTAGCTGGTCGAGCACTGCTGATTCACCAACTGCGGATATGATTTCTGCATGGGGTGCTGAAGGCACTAATCCAACATTGGCTTCTAATTTTACATATGAAAATACACCAGCCAATCTCAGCGTTACGACAAGCTATGCTACATATTCTGTGTCAGCAGCAGTAGATACCAGCAGCACAGCAAACATAGCAGTTTTTATCTGGTCTGATGTTACAGATACAACTGCTGGTCATTTTCTGTATATTACAGACGTACAATTAGAAGCTGGTGCCGTTGCAACTAGCTACAATCAACGCAGTTACCAGCAGGAGTTACTTGACTGTAAGCGTTATCTGCATCGGGTTGAACGCAATACGGCTTATGGTGAGTTTTTTCTAGTTAGAACATACGACAGTACAAATGGAACTTGTCCATATAATTTACCTGTACCAATGAGAGCGAACCCTACTGTCAGCACTTCGACAGTAAACTCTAGTAATTTTTCATACTCGCTGAGTGCCATTAATAGTGGGGCTATTGATTCGAGTTTTACGCTTAAAGAGCTTTCTGTCGTTGGCTCTGGGTTTTTGACTAATGGTGCGGCTGTTGTCCAAAAGGTAAACAATACAGACATGATGTTTATTCAGTTTGAATCGGAGCTTTAAATGGTTTTTACAAATCTAAAATATTATAAAAATCAGGGCAGTGATATTGCTGGAATACGCTTTACGCTTAATAATCAGGTTCACACTGTTTCAGTTAACGCAATTGGTAACAGACACTACGATGAAATTATGCGGCAAAAAGAAGCTGGTACTATAACGATAGAGGATGCTGACTAATGTCTACATTAAAAGCTGATAAAATTTCAGGAACCGCCTCTACTGGTGTAGTAATAGTCACAGGCGAGGGCGGTACAAACACAGCCTCTCTCCAACAGGGCTTGGCTAAAATGTGGGCAAACATTAATCAGTCTACCCCTGCTGCTTCTGATTCAGTGAATGTTGCATCATTAACAGATCATGCCACTGGCAGGGTCGGTGCTAACCTAACGACAAATATGAGTAATACCAATTACGTTTTTGCCATGACTGGTTTTGATGCATCCTCAGCCGGAGCAGGAGAAGCAGTACATCACGGTCTTGATAACCAATCACAAAGTACATCTCAGTGTAACCATGTTAGTTATAACTGGTCTGGCTCGAATGTAGATAACACTAAAGCATCAATGGTGATTTTTGGAGATTTATCGTAATGGCAGGCACAGTAGCATTTGATACACTAACCCATTCAACCGCAGGTTCGGTAGCTACAAGCTATGTAGTTGAAGGAGTTTGCAAGGGTTGGATCACTGCTGACCAGACAGGCACAGCAGCTATTTTGGATTCGCTAAACGTGAGTGGGATAACTGACAACGGAACTGGCGATCTGACGACAGCTTGGAGCACCAATTTCGCTAACGCAAATTATGCGCCGGTCGGTGATGGTCTAACGACTGGTGGTAATTATGTAGGTTGCTCAATACATGCAATAGCGGCTGGCACTGTTCAAACTATTACTCAACCATCTCAGTCAACCGGAACTTTGGATTGCGACAAAGTTTTTGCACAGGCAGTTGGAGAACTATCGTGATACCAGATTTTCAAGGCACACATTTGTTTGATCGTTTGTGTTGGGCAAAAGAAAACCTTGAGCCTGTGCAGTCAGACTATCGGGTTGTGTATGAGGATAACGTTGATGAGTGCGCTAAAGTGCTTTTGCCTGATCCTAACTGGATGGCATGTGCATTGCAGGGCGGCATCCTGCCTCCTGTATGGGTGTATCAGGAGCTAGCAAAGGATGAGGCGCAGCCCGGATTTAAGAATCATACAAGAGGTTATTTGTTACATGAAACCAAGCCAATTGAAGCTATGACTGAAGAACAAGCAATCGAATATCTAATTTTTAAAGATTGTCCACAACATGTGTGGATGAACTGGAATGAAGGTAACAAACCCAAGATGGTTATATGCCATAAAGATCAATTGCCATCTACGAGAGAGTGGCGAAATGCTTGGCGTATTTCTGATGAAATTGAATTAGCCGCATAGGAGATAATAATGGCTGTAAAAACTTTTGTTGTAGATAAGGATGGAAAGCAACTTGATTATTCAGATGCGTCATCTATGCCTGACGATAGACATTTTAGAAATGCATGGTCAATTTCTGGCAAAGTTATTTCAGAGGATATGACCAAAGCTAAAGAAATTTTTAAGGATAAAATTCGTGAAGTTAGAAAGCCACTGCTTGAAGCACAGGATGTACTTTACATGAAAGCAATCGAGGCTGACGATGCGTCTGCAAAAACTACATCAGCAAACAAGAAAAAAGAATTGCGTGATGCACCTGCTGCTTCTGCAATTAGTAGTGCAGACACGATTGCGAAGCTCAAGGCAGCTTGGGATACATCCCTTCTTGGCTCTAGCCCATATGCGTGATTGATATGAGGAAAAGTTATGGAACCGATTTCGACAGCCGTTGCTGCTGTAACCGCTGCAAGTCAGGCCATATCTTTTATCAAGGCTAGGATTAATGATGTTCAATCTGTTGCTGATATTTCCGAACAAGTCGGAACGCTTTTTTCTGCCCAAAAAAAACTTAACGAAGAGCGTAACAAGCAAGCTGGTGTTAGTGACATTAGCTTTAAAAGCTCTATTAATACAGTTCTGGAAGCTAAGAAATTAAATGAAGAGATGCAGCAAATAGCAACTCTTATAAATTTGCGTTGGCCTAAACCAGCTAACCAGCCGTCTACTTGGCAGGAGATATTAGATCATCATAATAAAGTTCTCAGAGAACAGAAAGAAGCTCAGGAGAAGGCCAGACGCGAAAAGATTCGTAAGGCTCAAGAGCTTGAAGAAACGTTTAAAGCATCGTTACTTATCGCCGGTACGATCGTTTTAATAATAGTTCTTTTTACATTTATTATTATTACAATAGCTGATGCACGATCTGCACCAGAGGAGATTGTTTTATGACGCAGAAAAAGTTACAGAAAAAATCCAAGTTTGCAGAATATGATGAAGATGGTGACGGCATCGTTAGTGATGAAGAATTGTCTCACATTAAAACTATTAAGGAAACAGAGACAGAGCTTAGAAAGCATTTAGCACAATTAAGGATGGCTAGGTTTACTTTAATTGCTATGGGTCTTTTTACAGTAGCTATGTTTTTTATTCCTTTAGATAGAGTTAAAGCTCTATCTGATATTTCAAATCTTTTTTATATTTCTGGTGCTGGTATTGTTGGTGCTTATATGGGTACGTCAGCGTGGATGAGTAGGAAGTAATGTATCAGGCTTTAGTAGTTGCCTGTCAGATAGCAAGTATGGAGATTTGTATAACATTTGAAGATCAGAACTGGTTTCAAACAGAGAAGCAATGTATAGCTAGAGCTTTGGAAATGGGAAAAGATGTTCACAAACACATGAAAATATATAAAGCTGTTAGTTACAGATGCAGACCTTTACCAAAAGGAGAATTGTCAAGGTGATTGACATACATCATACAGTAGAAACTTTATATGTTTTAGTTATAACGATGTGGGGCAACACTGGGACTGAATGGCAGTATATCGGCAATCAGGTTACGCTTCAGCAACCGATGACGGAGCAGCAATGTGAATATTTAATTGATGAGAAAATGTGGGTAGCTACATATAACAATCAATATTATAGAATGATGGCTCACTGTTTCCCTACCGATTGCGCAAATATGGACAGGTGCGATTGATGGCAACAAAGTTGAATGAAAACACTGAACTGTCTATGCCTATCAGGAATCTCATGGCAATGGTAGTTGGTGCAGCAATAGGCACTTGGGCATATTTTGGTATTATTGAACGACTTAATACTATTGAAAATAAATTTATATTAATGGAAGCAGACTTAGGACAAAATACAGAGTTTAGAATTAAATGGCCGAGGGGTGAGATGGGTAGTTTGCCAGCCGATTCGGAACAGTATATGCTAATTGAACATTTGGCAGAGCAGCTTTCAAAGTTACAAGAGCAGATTGATGAAGGCCGCGCACCACACGATCAACAACAGAAATTAACTTTGGACTTTTATGAAAAAAGAATAACTAATATAGAAAGTCAGATAGAAAAGATGCGTAATGGAAACAGTGGTAATTAAAACTATTACACTTATTCTTTATATGAGTGGGAATGTTACAGAGCATGTAGCTTATGAAAAAATATCTAAATGTTTAAAAGCAAAACGTACTATTGAACGTAACCTTTACAAAGAAAATCAATCTGTAAGATATTCTTGTGAAAATAAAACAGTAGAGGTTTCTAAAAATGCAGACGGCACACATTACATTGTGAGGATAATAGAATGATACAAGCATTAATTGCGCCAATAGCATCATTGGCTGGTTCTTGGATGGAAAGCAAAGTTGAACAAACAAAAGCTAAGGGTGCTGTGGCTAAAGCCAGAGCAGAAGCAGAAGCGCAGGTTATGGTTACAGCGGCTACACATGAGGCTGGCTGGGAAAAGATCATGGCGCAAGCCTCTGATAACTCATGGAAAGATGAGGCATGGACTATTTTGTTTATAGTCATAATTGCTATGTGCTTCATTCCGTTTACCCAGCCATACGTTGAAGAAGGTTTTGCGGCTCTTTCTCGGACACCAGAATGGTTCCAATGGGCGATGTACGCCAGCATTGGCGCATCTTTTGGTATTAGGGGCATAAAGGGATTTAAGAAATGAATAAAGATAAGTTACGCGAAGAGATAGCCGAAGATGAAGGGTGCAAATACGAGATCTATTTGGATCATTTAGCTCTGCCAACGTGTGGTGTGGGTCATTTGATCACTGAAAGTGATGAAGAGTACGGTAAGCCCGTTGGTACAATCGTTGAACAAGAACGAGTGAGAAACTTGTTCGCGTTGGACATAGCTGTAACGATTGACGAATGCAAAGTATTGTATCCTGACTTCGATGACCTGCCCGAAGAATGTCAGCACATCATTGCAAACATGATGTTCAACATGGGCAGACCCAGACTCAGCAAGTTCAAAGATATGAAAGCCGCTGTGGACGCAAGATCGTGGGATTCAGCCGCCGATGCTATGGTTGACTCACGTTGGTACACACAGGTTCCTAATCGCGCACGGCGTTTGGTTGATAGGATGAGAGCTTTGGCAACGTAAAAGAGGCAAAACATTAAAGGGGGAAAATAATGTACGGTAAAAAATCAGGCGGCGGCATGAAGTCTGCCAAGATGAAGAAGCAGAGCGGGATGACAAAAGGCTAGCCATATTTCAGCGCCGAAAAGAAATCCGCCAAGAAGTTGATGATATGTTAGACGAGATTGCTGATAGCCTTGATAATGAAGCAGAGCTGACGCATCTCTTTACAATTAGATGGGCAATAGACGCATGAGTAAGAAACAGAAGTTAGAGCTGACATGGATTGGCAAGGATGAACGCCCAAAGCTTGAGCCGCGCATCCTAATTGAAGACCCTGAATTATCTTATCACGCAGACAAGCGTCATGGTGAGAATGACCAGTTTGATAATATCCTTATTCAGGGGGATAACCTGCTCGCACTGAAAGCATTAGAGCAAGATTATGCCGGCAAGGTGAAGTGTGTTTTTATTGATCCTCCATATAATACTGGTAACGCGTTTGAACAGTATGATGATGGTTTAGAGCACTCAATATGGTTAACTTTAATGAAGGATAGGCTTGAGTGTATCAAAAATTTACTATGCGATTATGGTACAGCATGGATAAGCATAGACGATAACGAAGCGCATTATTTAAAAGTGTTGTGTGACGAAATTTTTGGTCGCAATAATTTCTGTGGAAATATTGTTTGGCGGTCATCTGACAATAGCAATAACGATGCCAAGCAATTTTCAACTGATCACAACTCAATTTTGGTTTACTCCAAAAGTGCTGGTTGGGTATCCAAAAAAGTTGCTCCTAGTGGGGAACAAACCAAACACTTCAAGAATCCAGATAATGATCCAAAGGGGCCATATTTTGACGGCAACCCTTTGAACTCTCCAAACTTTAGAGAAAATTTAATATATGACTTGATTTCTCCTTCTGGAAATAGGATTTCGCCCCCTAAAAATGGGTGGCGTTGGAGCAAAGAAACTATTGAAGAAAAAATCAAAACAGGGGAAATATTTTTCAACAAAGAAGAAACTGCAATCAAAAGGCGAACATATCTCAGTGAAAGTAAAGGTGTTCCGCCCTCATCTCTATGGGTTAATCTTGATGAGACTGGCCATAATAGACAGGCAAAAGCTGAACAAAGAAAACTTTTCCCTAGCCGTAATAAAGAAGATTGGTTTGCAACTCCAAAGCCAGAAAAATTAGCTAGGCAAATCATCGAATTAGCTACACAAGAAAATGACATAGTCTTAGACTCATTTGGTGGTTCTGGCACAACTGCTGCTGTCGCACACAAGATGAGGCGTAAGTGGATTATGGTGGAACTTGGAGACCATGCTCAAACACATATCGTCCCACGTGTTAATAAAGTTATTGATGGTCAAGATAATGGTGGTGTAACTGAGGCCACCGGCTGGAAAGGTGGGGGCGGTTATCGTTTTTATCGCCTCGCGCCATCACTGCTTGAGAAAGACCCATTCGGCAATTGGGTGATATCTAAAGACTATGATCCCAACATGTTGTCTGCTGCCATTTGTAAGGTAATGGGCTTTACCTATGCGCCGTCTGATAAAGATTACTGGAATCATGGCTATTCAACAGAGAGTGACTTCATCTTTGTAACAACCAATGCCATGACACATGATGCCCTCGTTGCGTTATCTGCTGAGGTGGGGCCTGACCGCTCATTAATGGTCTGTTGTAAGGCCTTTAATTCAGACCCTAATTTCTTTGACAATCTGACTTTGAAGAAAATTCCTCACGCCGTGATGGATAAATGTGAATGGGGTAAAGATGACTATTCACTTAATGTTCAGAACCTTCCTATGTTTGAAGAAGCAAGCGGCAACAGCCATAGCCATGAAGAAGGCTGGCAAGAAGCCAAAGAAGAAACGCTAGTTCATTTGCGCTTATAAGCAGTAGTGTGAATAAAAGGGGTTCCCCTTCTAGGAATAATATTGCCAGAGTGAAACTCTGTGCATAAAAAATAATCTTTTGTCAAATTACATTGCCAATATAAACCTGTTCTGTATTTACTTTGCCGCCCATCAAACATTTCGCTATATTCTTTGGCTGTTATTCTTCTTTTTAATTTCATGCCGTTAATGTGAATAATCATGTAACTAACTCTCCACCGCTTGCAATATACTGAGCAAGGCACTCTATGACATGTGCCTCTGTGGTGTACGCACTGGCATCAGTCAGTGATACAACGTGCTTGGGTTTCAGTGGCTCAAAGCCATGATGCTCAAGTATTCTGAACAATCCCCAGCCCGACAAGATCAGCGCAGCATAGTAGTCAGGCGCTACCAGCCTCGCTTCTTTGATGTCGATATGCTCTCTGAGCGAAACAACTTTCGTTTCCATAACACAGTAACTCCCCCAAGCCATTGATGACCCAGTATCCTGTCAGCAACGGCATAGATTTCTGACAAGCCTCACAGACTACATAGTCGATTGCCGGCTGTTTAAACGCCCTGTCAGCGGCTTTGTCAGGTTTCCGCTTCATTACCACCTTTTTTGCGCTTTGGCCTGTTCTGGGGCTTCCTGACGCCCCTCTGGGTAGTGTTGCGTTTCGATGGCCTCTGCAATCGGCTTGAACCCACCTTGTGAAATACCATCAGCAATGTTGTCGGCTGATTCCACCATAGTGATTTCGTTGATTGAGACTCCAATTTCATCTCCGTCTATCCACCCTGACAATTCGTAATGCTTGTCGGGTGAAAATGTAATCGGGGCGATTTGTTTCAAAATTGGATCAAAACAAGATAATTTTGCGTTCCCGTAGTCGGGTGATTTGGGCAATTTCTTGTCATGATTACGAAACATTTTAAAACCCCAAACTTTTTTTCTTTGTCTTACAGGCATATTACCACTCCACTTTCAATCTACGCGCAGCTTGCGCTAGGGTTTCTTCAATCTTATTAAACACCTCTGGTGCATGTTCTTTTGCTTCTTTCATCCGCCCAACGAAATAGTCTGATGATATTAAAGCATTAAAATCATTAGATGTCTTCATGTTTGCTGGACTACATTTCATATCAACTTCACGCAAAAAGTCTCTGGCTTTCTGAGCATCAGGGTTGAAGCTGCTGGTTTCTTCAGCTTGCTTGTTCTCTGACATGGCCTCAGTCTTACGCCCAACCGCGTCCAATTCATTAGCAGACGCATACTCACCACCTGACAATCCAATCGAACTCAAGGCGCGGCCTACGGCTGATGTCTCACAGTTCTCTAAGGCTGACGTAGTATTGACATGGCCTTGTCCACGGATCTCTTCTGCCATGCCAGAGCCTATCTGCACACCATTGGCATTTACAACGATGGCTTTGATGACCACGCGATGACCGTCATCAACAAGCACGTTGGTATCTATGCCATACTCAAGGCCATGAAAGCGTCTGAAAGCTTCCATGCGGTGTACGACTTGGGTGTACTTCTTGCCGCCTCTCTGGGCTACACCATGAGATTTATTTAACTCATTGACAAAATCCATAGTGCTTGAAAAGCTATTTTCCCCCATCTTTTTTCTCCATCAAGTCTGCAATCAGCTTCATAGCTGTAGTAAAGGCAACCATTTGTTCTAGCACCTTTGCTTCTAATTCATCGACTTTCATTTGCAGCATATCGATGCGCTGTTGTGTTTCTTCATCCATCCTCTTGCTCCACATAAAATTCTGTTGCCCACATTACTAGCTGACCACGGCCTGACTTGCGCTTGCGGTGGTCAACCTTCACCAGCCCTTTCTCTTTTAGTTGTTTGTATCTAGCAGTGACTGTGCTGTAGCCGTGATGCGGTAGCCTTGATAGCACCTCATCAGAGATGCACCCTGTCGCGCCAAAGTCTTGTATGGCTTCAAGAACGACTTGCTCCATGTGGCTTGTGTCAACGCTCTCAGCAGCCTCACGGCTTGTCACTGGATCATCTCGCCTGACCAGCTTGTGTGGCGGTGTGTAAAATAAATCAAACATATCGTCCGAATCTTGCACTGTAATCATTTCCAGAACTCCCTCGCTAGTTTGAGTATGTGTGGCCCATGTTTCCTTGCGATCTCCGTAAAGTCTGGGGCAACAAGGCCAGCTAGTGTGTGCCAGTTTCCGTTAGCGGCACGAATCAAATTTTGTGTAGTAATCCAACTGCGTTTCACATCCTGATAGACTTGCTCAAGATGTTGCTCTTGTAGCAGTTCGCAGTTGTCTTCATCCCAGATATGAAAACCTGACGCAGTGACTTGTAACAACGATGGCTTTTGACCTGTCGCTCTCCAATAAACTGACATCTGTTTGATATTGTTTTCGCTAGGCTGCAAATCCGGCTTTGGTATGCGCCATGTGCGTGTGCCATCTTTTTTCAGTGGGTTTCTCTGTGGCATTTTGCATTTGAGATCGCACAGTACATCACTACCATAAAAGTCACGGAACATCATAATCTTTACATCAAGTTCTGGAACAGAGTGCCAAGTTACATGTTCTCCGTTCACAGTGTTAAGGCCGTGTTTGTTTTGCCAAGCTTTCAAGCCTTCAAGAGCGTTGCCAAGCATATCAGGCAGGTGTTCCCTAAATGCCTCATGTTCCTCTCTGTCTTTGCCTTCGTCCCAATCACGCGGCACATACTCATCAAAGTCTGCCATCATGTGTCTTGTAGCTTCAGCGATACTCATACCTTCCTGCTTGCCCTTTTCTGGGTCAAAGTTTTCCAATCCCTCGACACGGCGCACACCACCCTCAACGGTACGTCCTGTTAGCATAGGAGCATTATCCGGAAACTGTATTCCGTGTTGCGATCTAAGCCACAACTTAAATATCATTTCGTATTTTGGTGACGTTGCGCCACTCGCGCTATCGTGTTTGTAAATATCCATGCTTGACCTCACTGCTAGTTCTGGTAAGGTAGCCTAATGTCTACAAACGGTCAACAGTTAAAGTTGAGAAAAGTTATGACACTGAAAGAATATATACAAATCAACAGGATAAGCCAAGCTAGGTTTGCTAGGCGTTGTGGTATATCGCGGTCAGCTATCAATCATTTCATAGCTGGTAGGCGTTATCCAAACCCTGAAACAATGCGTCGGATTCTATTGGCTAGCAATGGTGAGGTAAAACCAAATGACTTTTTTAACGAGGCAATGTTACAAGTGCAGCGGTAAAGGTTTCCGTTACGTCAAAGACTGGTTTGATCCTACTGATGTAGTGCCTGAAGACTGTGACTTGTGCAATGGTACTGGTAAGTTGCAATTAAAAAAAATACAGGACAGTTGTAATGAAACGAAACAAAGCTCTTGATAAAGTAAAAAAACTTATAAGTGTAGAACGAGCAATAGAACATGGCGACATGCACCAAAACTTTTTAACTATTTCAAAGTATTGGTCAAACCATTTAGGAGTTGATGTTTCGATTAACGATGTATCTGTTATGATGTCTCTTTTAAAAATTGCACGAATCAAATCAAATAAAAAAAACTTAGATAACTACTTTGATGCAATTGGATACTTAGCTCTGTCCATTGAAACACTGGATTCAAAAGAATGACAAGACAGAAGGATGACTTTTACACTACTCCGTTGATTGCCACTGAAGCATTGTTAGACCATGAAAGTTTTGATGGTGACATCTGGGAACCAGCTTGCGGCAATGGTGCTATATCTGCGCCTGTCTCTCTATACCACAACGTTATCAGCACCGACCTCAATGACTACGGCTTTGGCGATTCGGGGGTAGACTTTCTTATGGAACAAAAACTTGCAGCCCCCAACATCATAACCAACCCACCATACAAACTGGCGCAACAGTTCATACAAAAGGCCATTGATCTGGGTGCAAAGAAACATTGCTGGTTGTTGCGTCTGTCATTCTTGGAAGGCCAGCAACGCCGTGTCTCTCTCTTTGACAAACATAGGCCAGCTAGGGTCTGGGTGTTCTCTCAACGGCTGACAATATGGCGCGGTGATGAAGAACCAAACGGCAACGGCACAACCGCTTACGGCTGGTTTGTTTGGGAAGGTAATGCAACAGAAACAAGGATTGATTGGGTATGACTGACAGTAGAGAAAAAGGGCGAAAGTTTGAATTGCAGATACTAAACTACATAAAAGATCATTTAGGTGAGCAGTTGCCAGAAGTTCCAAGGCGCAACCTCTCTCAATACCAAGTAAAAGGTGAGGCTGACATTTTGATCCCCGGCTATAGCATCGAGTGCAAGGCTTATGCGTCTGGTGCAACTTACAAAGAGGCATGGTGGCGTCAATGTTGCGAAGCATCCGGTGATAGGTTCCCGGTGTTGATATACAAGTTTAACAACCGTCCAATTCGTTGTGTCATACAGCTTATGGCGGTGTGTCGCTCTTTCTCTTATGACCCACGGCTTGTTGCAGAAATGTCACTAGCTACTTGGATTCAAGTTGTGCGTGAAAGTTATGGGGTTGACAAGAAAAATTGACTTGATAAAATCGCGCTTGCGCGTTCCTTAAAGCAATGCTTAAATAAAGCATGCTCAAATAAAGCCTGCTCAAATAAAGCATGCAAAACAATCCATTTGTAAATAAAAAAAAGCATAGCCCAAGCTTTAAGGCTATGCTTTAAGATATTGCCACGCGGCATTGCTAAGTATTTAGCTTTTTCTCTCTCTCTTTTTGACTGTGAAACCAGAAGCTAGCGTCACTCCATCAAGCACTGTTTCAATGATGTCTAAATGTTTTTTACTTTCTCCATGTAATTCTAAATCAGCTTGCATAAATCTTTTATGCACTTTTCTGCGCTTTGCCATAGTGCAATCACGCAAATAGTGTCGATACTCATAAGCCCAAAAATACGCCAAGCCTAAATAGTTGCTTGTACCGACAAAAGTTTTATCTAATTCAAATATACCTTCAAATGCTTCAAAGGTTAGTTCACGACTATTAAAGTCTATAATTGCATTGCTGCTCATTGGTTCAACTCCCTCTCTCTTTCTGCCTCTTTTTACGATTATCAGAAAAATGCTTCATTTTTGAGCAATCAACACAAAGACCATTTGAAACAAGTCTGTCTGATATGTGTTGATTACTACATTCTTCACCTGTAAAAAAATATTTAAGTCCGCCTAGTCGTGCTCGTTCTCTTGTAATGCGTCTGTTGACATAAACGTCGTGGCTAACTAGGCGTAAAGCCTTTCTCAATTCTACCCATGTTGGCGCGTTATCCATCCCATCGCCCTTTCTCTTTCAATGATTTCGTTTCTCTTTAAGCAGTTGTGCAGCTTGGTCACTGTGTCTGGCACATGCGTCTCGCCAGACTCATAGTTTCTTATTGTTCGTGCTGTTACGCCTAGCCTCTCTGCCATCTTTTGCTGGCTGATGCCTAATTGTAGACGTTCAAGCTTGATTTTTTTTGCATCCATGTTATTGTCCTCTCTGCATGTGTAACCTCATTGTTTTCATGCCTTGTTGATTTTGCTAGTTGACGAGTGAGAGCCGCCAAAGCGCAATGCCTTGGCGGTTTCTCTTTTAGTTTTCCATTTCAACAAAGTCGCGCAAATCCTCGACAAGCTCTAATGCCTGCATCAATTCGCCACTGTTGCCATTGAGTGCTTCTTGAATCGCAAAGCTAATCCAATCTAGCTTTTGGTATGTGTTTAGATTTTCCATTTTTGCCATCTCTCTTTTGGGTTGCTAGTTGATTGCCAGCGATTTAAAGCCCACTGGCAGGCTTTGTCATGCCCGGGCTAGGATACCAGCCCAAACAAAGTTAGTCGCTTTAATAAGCTTTTATGCTAGCCCACACTGCCCCAATGAGGCCACCATATAGCAGCACCACTTGCAAAACAAATGCACTTGTTGTGTTTGGAACAATTGAAGCGCCGACGATAAAGGCTAAACAGCCGATGAATATGAACAGCTTTGCCATGTTAAAATTCCGCTATGATAAATGATGATGAATTAGGAACCTCAATTAGCGTTGTGTGATTCCTGATTGTTTCAATGTCTGGGTAGTCTTCTGAGTCGTAACTTTCAAAAAACTCATCTATACAGGCATACTCACAAAACTCACAGTCAAGCGCGATCACATCCAATTGATAGTCGTCTATGTTTTCGCTGATATAATCATACAACGCGCCAAGGCCTTGATATGACCAACTATCGGCACGCCCCATGTTGTGAAAAGCATCTCGAAATTGTGACTCTGTTATTTCTTGATAAATCATTGCTTTGATTCCTCTCTATGCCTTTTCAACTAAAAATGCCGGGTGGCCTATTGGATAAAGAGCCATGTTTTCTGGTTCTAAAATATCCTTTTCCATATCTAAAACTATGCTTGCCATGAATGGGAAGTAATTTGCCAGCACACGATCAATTAGCTGATCGGATGGATTGTCGTCTATTGATCCCATTTCAATGGCTAAATCAATCACCTCACCATTGTAGCAAGGCAAAGACAAGGCAAGGCCAGACAGCCAATCGATCATGGCTTGACGTTTACCAACTTGCTTTACGCGCCATTCGTATTCTGAATAAAACCGATCAAACAAAAATGTGATCTTTGCTTTGTCTGTTTTCAATTCATTGCCGTCATAGTCCTGATCAATATGATCAAGAATAAATGCGCGGTAATTCTTTTTATATTTTGAATGATGCAATTTCATTGTCTTGATTCCTTTTGCTAGTTGTTTGCCCTATGGCAGACACGGCATCGCCGTGTTTCGTCTCATTAAGACTCGTCAGTGCCATTGGTTCTTTTCGGCATATGATTTGATGTCGCTGGTCAATTTCATAATATTATCAAAATGAATAGCGGCTTGATTAAAATCGCTGTGCGTGGCGCATTGGCTCAACACTTGCAATTCTTCGCGAATAGTGTCGGCAATTTGATATATGTTTTTTTCATCCATTGTTTTTGATTCCTTTTACTAGTGAGTTAGACACACATAAATTCTGTGACTACGCCGTCTGTTAGAGACACAAGCGCATATTCATTGGCCTCTAAATCTTGTATTTCAGTCTCTGACATTGTGTAAGCTGAATGCTGGACTGCGAAGTCAACACGCCTCGCTACTTCCTTATGAATCCAGTCATGGGCTTCGTCTAACGTGTCGAATGTCATTTTAGTTGGATTTGTGTCCATGTAGTCAATTGAGTATGAAACTGTAAACATTGTTTGATTCCTTATTGCTAGTTGTTAGTCTTTGTAAAATGTAAAGTTCCACCCGTTAATCTTAATCATCTCTTGCGTGTCATGGCAAAAAGCATAAACCACATCATCGAGGTCAGATTGCGGATCAACTGAAATGTGCAGATCATCATGTCCGAAAGACTCTGCAAAATACTCAACCCAGCCATTCAATGTGCAATCGTTGTCACATGTCATTTTCATTGTTTGATTCCTCTTTGCTAGTTGTTTGCCCTATGGCAGAATTACGCATATCGGTTGCCATATGCCTTGTGTCGTGGGTTGCCCACTTCACTAGGTCTTATGATTGTGTGATGCATAATGCCATCACTCCATTCATGTGCGTCATCAATATACTTATTTACTATTGTAGGCACAGCAGGCAGCGTTGATGGGTTGCTAGACCAACCAAAGCCATCGCAGTCACGCCCCTCAGCGTAAATGCATATAAAGCCTGCTTCTGCCTTTGCCTTTATGTTGTCGGCAAATCTTTGCTTGCGTGCCAATGGGTCATCGCCCTGCGTGTGTTTGATGTGGTTTTTCATCATGCGTCTGACCTGATATTTCCAAGATAGCTTACCCATTTTCTTTTATTCCCTTGCTAGTTGATTAGGCGTTTTGATAGTCCATGAAATTGAAAATAAACCCCAATGCAGTCCAGACGATTGTGAAAACCGCTATGAAGCAAAGGCCAAGGCCAATCCAGAATTGAATCGTTGAAGGTAACCAGATTGACATAATGAGCAAACCGCCAAGGCCAAGGCCAACGCCGCAAATGAACAGCGCTAAAAATAAAATCATGAAACGTTTTGCGATTGTTTTCGGATGTGCTTTGAACATTGTTTTATTCCTTGTTGCTAGTTGATGATTATTTACAAAACGGCAATTTAAAACCGATATGATCATAAGATTGATGCTTAATAAAAACATATGTGCCACAAGGCATCTTGATGAGTGACAAGGTAAACTTGCCAAGCTTGTAAAGTTTGTCTGACTTAATCATTTCATTGCCCCTTGTTGCTAGTTGATAGTGGTAATATAGGCAATACTTGCCGCATTGTCAACACCATTATGAAATTATTTTTACATGGCTTCAGATCGGTATATATAATAAGGTAAAGTTTGCCGCGTTTACTGTATACGAAATCTATGCTATTAACTTAAAGTGTACAGGCAAAGCATTGATAGCTTGGCGTGGCTATTTGTTGCTGGCATTTGGTTTGCTTTGTTGTATTTCCAAAACATGGCCAGACAAAGCGAAATCACATCATGCGCGGCATGGCTGTTGCATTTTTGCGCGGTGTGCAATAATATTGCATGGGCGGGTGCTTATTGTTGCCGTATGCCCCGACAGGCGCCGACTCACTCTATATGTGTTAAATGGTACGTTACAACACACAGCCGGAGGTTACATGGCTAGGTTCACGAACTTTAAGAAAGACGGTATTGCTAGGCTGGTAGGCGATGGCTTTAGCTTGGTACAGGCTTGTGAAGAGGTTGGTATTAGTCGTAGTGCGGTGTATAAGCATATGCGGCAGGATGCTGAGTACGATGCTGTTATTAGAGAGGCGCAGCGTCAAAGTGCTGAGAAGGCTTTGGAAGAGTTGGATGGTTTGTATGATGATGCTCTTCATAAGCGTAAGGACTATGATCCGCATGTATTGAGGGATTATGCCAGTCATGTGAGGTGGAAGGTAAGTAAGGTGATACCTGAGAGGTTTGGTGAGCAGAAGGCTAGGGCTGGGGTAGAGGTTACTGACGGTGCGGTGAAGATACTGTGGGAAAGTTGATACAACTGTGAAACAGGTACGCATCCCTTACAAGCCTAGAGAGTTACAGGCTGAGATGCACGAGAGTGTCAGGCGTTGGAACGTGCTTGTGATGCATAGACGCTTTGGTAAGACGGTCTGGGCTGTAAATCATTTAATCAAACATTGTCTGACTTGTGAACTGCCACGGCCTAGAGTTGCTTTCGTGGCTCCCACTTTTACACAGGCCAAGCGTATTGCGTGGGATTATGTGAAATATTATGCATCTGTCATCCCCGGCGTGAACTTTAATGAAACTGAATTAAGAGTTGACTTCCCTAATGGCGGTAGACTGATGCTGCTGTCTGCTGAGAACCCTGACAGCTTGCGTGGTATCTATCTTGATCTTTGTGTGTTCGATGAGTTTGGGATGCAGAACCCGAGGGTATGGGGGGAGGTTGTGCGTCCGGCACTATCCGACAGAGAGGGTGCGGCTGTATTTCTAGGCACCCCGGCAGGACATAATCATTTTTATGATTTACTGGAAACTGCCAAGTTAGAAACAGACAATGGATCTGACCAATGGTACTGGAAGATAGTCAAAGCATCTGAGAGTGGTTTGGTCAAGGATGAAGAGCTAGAAGCTGCACAGTCGCAAATGACACTAGAACAGTATGAGCAAGAATATGAATGTTCATTTACAGCAGCTATCATTGGTGCTTATTATGGCAAACTGCTGACAGATGCAGAAGATAACGGCAGAATTACCAGAGTGCCGTATGACCCAGCCTACCCTGTGCATACTGCGTGGGATCTGGGGATAAATGATTCAACAGCTATCTGGTTTGCCCAGATATTTAGGAGTGGAGCAGTAAATGTTATTGATTACTATGAAAGCAGCGGTGTTGGCTTGGATCACTACGCTGAGATCCTACGTCAAAAAGATTACCACTGGGGCGACCACCTCGCCCCCCACGACATCGAAGTCAGGGAAATCGGGTCGGGCAAAAGCCGCCTCGAAACGGCGTTCAGCCTCGGCATCCGGTTCAAAGTCATCCCGAAAATGAAAGTTGCCGATGGCATTAACGCTGCTAGAGTATTGATGCCTAAATGTCACTTTGATCGTGATAAATGCGCTGAAGGCGTAGAAATGCTAAAACAATACAGGCAGGAATGGGATGAACGCAGAAAAATGTTTAGGGATCATCCAAGGCATGATTTTACGTCTCATGCTGCGGATGCGTTTAGGTATCTGGCTGTTGGGCTGGAAAATAGACAAGCTATGGTTCGGCCTCCGCAGAAAATGGCCGTTAATGAGTATAATCCGTTTACTTTGTAAAAATGATAAAAAGCAGGGACATAGAAGATATAGTATATTTAATAAGAGAAAGTGATTATCATAATTGGTGGGGTAAACAATATTTTATAGATTTAATAAAGGTGCCGTATTCTTTAAATCAATATGTTATTGTTAGGAAAAATAATAAGCCTGTGTGTTTTGCAACGTGGGCATTTCCGAATGAAGAGCAAATTATAGACTATTTGACTGATTTAAAATTCTCTACAGAAGGGTTTGATTCAAATGGGAAAACACCTTGGATTATTGACTTTATATCTGTCGGAGGTATTCGTAACACAACAACAGGTTTTAGAGTTGTTAAAAATGTGTTATCAAGTAAGGGGTATAAACAGTTTGTATGGTTTAGAACCCAAACACAAAAACTTGGCTTTCATAAATGGGGTTAATCATGGGTGGGGTTGTTAGAACTTTTAAAAAA